GAAAGAAACCAAAGAAACAACTACTGGTTTTATTGCCCATGAATTATCTGAAGTAATGCCACAAGCTGTTACTGGCAAAAAAGATGCGGTTGATGCTGAAGGCAATCCTGAATATCAAGGTATTGACACTTCATTCCTAGTAGCTACTTTAACTGCCGCAATTCAAGAACTTAAAGCAGAATTTGACGCATACAAAGCAACCCACCCTTAAGGAATAACAATGTTAGAACTAACACCTGAACAAGAAGTACAACGCTCATACAACGCTGCAATGGATAGCGTAAACCTACTCAACGCTGGCAAGCCTGAAGAAATGACCGATGCCGATTGGGCAGACTGCGTAGCTAGAAACAAAGAACACCTTGAAATTCAAATCGCCAAAGGTGAATACTACGCTGGGCATGATTTAACGCCATTTGAAAACGCTATTAAATAATGTCTAACGAAATCGACCTGTTCAAGTACGGGCAGCTGGTAGCGCAAGTTGAGGCTATGGAGAAAAAGATCGACAAGCTCGAGGCTGGCATGGAGCAGCTCCTAGAGCTCGCCAACAAGGGCCGTGGCGGGTTTTGGATGGGCATGATGGTCGTCTCCGCCATCTCCGCCCTCGTAGGCTTTGTAACAAACCACGCACTCAAATGATTCATGCCAGACCCATTCGGAATAACAGAGGGCACCAAAGCCCTCGCAGGGAGCCTAGACTCCGCCCGTGAAGGATCAAAGCAACTAAGCAAGTCAATCGAGGGCATACAGCACGACGGCCTTGACGTGGCACAGCAAAGGGCCCGTGAGCGCCAACGTGCTTACCGAGAGACAGAGCTCAAGAAACAAAACGCACTCATCAAAGCCTTAGATGAGTGGAACCGCAAAAAGCAGATCAGCGACCAAGAGGCCAAGCTCAAGATCGACTTCGTAAAGAAGTACGGCGCCAAGGAGTGGGACGCACTGCTAAAACTAAAACTGGACATAGAGAACCTTGAACGAAAGAATAACGAAGAATTTCAACATGACCTTAAAGAGGTTAGAAGAGTGCAGTTCTACTGTTTTGCAGTTGCTGCGCTCATTGCGTGGTATCTTACTTGGGGTATTAAATAAATGAACGACATACTCAAACACATACTAACCGGTAAAGACAACTCAACCCACGACATCGCCCGCTGGGCGTGGATGCTGGGCTTCTTGCTAGTCGGGGCCTCTGCCATCTACCTGATCTACGCCGGCAAGGAGATCAGCCTGACCGAGCTCGCCGGCGCGCTGGGCATCGTATCTGGCTCTGGTGCGGCCTCTGTGGCGGGTAAACAACTATCCGGCGCAGAGCCACAGTAATGTTTCCCCTTGGACTTATCACCTACATCAAAATTGGACTATTTGCTCTGGCTATTCTTGTCGCTGGCTATACTGGCTATAGCATCGAGGCTAGTCGTTTTGAGCGCTACAAGGCTCTCCAAGCGGAACAAACGCAAAAAGCTCAAGAACTACATCAAGCAGCAACAGACGAAATAAGGACCCAAAAAGATGCTCAAATCGCTTCTATTAACAATCAGCTGCTCGATGCTGTTAGCCAGCTGCGTAGCCGTCCCAATCGCTCCCAAGCCACCGGCAATGGACAAGGCGGAACTGGGGCAACCCTTTCTGCCGAGGATGCAGAGTTTCTTGTCAGGGAGGCTGCCAGAGCAGACGTCCTCAGAACAGGCCTCCAAGCCTGCTACGAACAATACGACGCACTAAAATAGCCTCGTACCCCAATTTGCATTATTATATGCAAAGTAAGGAGTAAAAATGAATAAGAAGTTAGTAGTAGTACTACTGTGGTTGCTGGGCGCATTCGCCGCAATTCACTTTACAGACCGTTACACCCAGATCGAAGAAAACATTATGGCAATAGCAAAATCCACACTAGACTTCATCACCAAGGAGGAAGGCGCCCGCAACAAGGCGTACAAGGACTCCAAGGGACTGTGGACGATCGGCGTGGGCCACCTCATCAAGGCGGACGAACAAAACCTCATCACCGCCACCCTGACAGACGAACAGGTAGAAGACCTGCTTAGGAGCGATTTAAAGTGGTGTAGCGAGGCCGTAGAGACCTCGGTGAAGGTACCCCTACAGCAGCACCAATTTGACGCCCTGTACAGCCTGTGCTTCAACATTGGCGGCACTAACTTTGCCAAGTCTACCGTGGTAAAGAAGATCAACGAAAACGACCTACAGGGAGCGGCAGACGCCATTCTAATGTGGAACAAGCCAGACGTGCTGGTAAACCGCAGAAAACGTGAGAGAGCACTATTCTTAGGGGCGTAAACACCCCGTATTTTGCATTATTATAAGTAGGACACAACCTTAAGGAACACAGCATGGACGGCTTTAAAAAGATTGTAAAAATGAAAACTGGCGGATTTGTATCTAACGTCTACGAGGCTAAAAAGTCTTCTGGCGATAAGGACAACATTCAAAAGACTAAGGCCATCAAGGCAGGTCCCGCAGAAGCCCCATCTAAGGCAGCCGTAAAAAGCAAAGACTTTGGCGCCAAGACCGTTGGCGCATCTGGCCACAAAGACCCATACATCAAGAGCAAAGAGTCTGGCAAGACACCAGACGCGCCTAGCGCCGCCGTAAAGGGCCGCAACAAAAAAGATACCGGGACAGTAAATAAGTTCAAGACTGGTGGTGGAGTAAAAAAGTATAGCGGTAGTGACGGCAGCTTTGTCGGCGGCAGGATGTCTGCCACAGATCAAAAGCTGGCACAGCTATTAAAGCAGCAGCAGATGGAAAAGATGATGCGCGCAAGAACCCTTAGCCCAACGCAACAGGGTCAGCTTATTAGCCAAAGCCCAGCAGCGGCCGGTCTAACACCCCCACCAGCCCCAGTAGCCAGACCAGCACTTCCGGTTCAAGCACCCGGTGGCGTAAGCCCAGCGGGTCCTGTCCCAACTCAAAAACGCGGCGGTAAAGTAAAAGGTAAGTGCTAATGCCAATTAAGTCAAAGGCACAACAGGGCGCGATGTACGCCGCAGCGGCAGGCAAGTCAACACTCGGCATCCCTAAAAAGGTTGGCAAAGAGTTTGTCAAGGCCGGCCCTGCGTCAAACAAGCTGCCTAATAAAGTAACCAAACGGGCAGCCGGAAGAGGACGCTAAATGGCGTATAGTGGCACAACCAATCAGACAACAGTCAACGTAGACCAGCTTATCTCCTACGCGTTTCGTGACGCCGGTAAGCAGTCAGAAGAGATCACGCCCGAGTATGTGGGCGCGGCCAAGCAGGCGCTGTTCTACAACCTGATGAACATGTCTAACCGCGGTGTTAACCTGTGGATGCTGGAGAACTATCTCTGCGGCGCGCTAACAGCTCAACAACAGTTAATCATGCCCCCAGGTACTATTGACGTACGTGAATCAAACTGGGTCTATATTATTAACTCAGCCGCGTCTGAGTATCTACCAACAAATAACGTCGAGGCACCAAACGCCTTTGATCAAAATTTAAACACTATATCTACCTCTTTGGTAGGTGAGAATTATCTTGGCCTTCAGTATCAACAGGCACAGCCGGTGTTCTATGTTGGCTGGAATAGCGCCGGCGACTCAACATATAATTTAGCCTATGAGGTTAGTAATGATAACATTACCTGGAAAACGGTGCAACAATTTCCAGAGACAACACTAAAAGACCGTGAGTGGGTCTATTTTAATATAGCCACTACACCAAATTATCTTTACTATCGTTTAAGAGAGACTGTTGCAACAACATTCTCTGTACGTCAAATTGTATTCTCCACATCACAGCAGGTTATACCACTCGCACGTTTAAACCGTGACGACTACTGGAATCTTCCTAACAAACAATTCCCATCGGTTCGCTCACTACAGTACTGGTTTGATCGTACGATTGACCCTTCTATGTATCTGTGGCCAGTACCTAACAACGACTTTCAAATGTTTCAGCTGATCATTGAAAAAGAGATCCAGGACGTCGGCACACTGACAGACCAGATCTACGTACCAAATCGTTGGATTGCATCTGTACAGGCAACGCTATCACACAAACTGGCGCTACAACTACCTGGTGTTGATATGAGCCGTATCACTTACTTAGAGGCACAGGCCGCTAAGTTAGAGCTTGATGCTGCAAACGAAGAGCGCGATAAATCGCCAATTTACTTTCAACCAAATATAAGTTACTACACACGATGAGCGGTGCATATCAAATGACCTACGACAATCTCATCGCCGATGTGATTTCGTACATGGAAAGAGACGACGCAGGCTTTATCGCGCAGATACCTAGCCTGATTGGCCTGGCAGAGTCTGCCATCGCGGCAGAGCTAAAGACTTATCTGCAGCTCACAGTTGTCGAGACAACGATCGAAGAAAATCAGGTAGTATTAAACAAACCAGCTCGTTGGAGAAAAACCATCTCCATGAAGACAAACGGTAAACCTATTTTACTTCGCTCACAAGACTACATCGCACAGTACCAGTCAGAGTCTAGTAGCAGCGTACCACTTTACTACGCAGATTATGACTACAACAACTGGGCGTTTGCACCAGCACCAGACGCAGCATACCCGTTAGAGATTACCTATTACAGCGAAATCCAGCCATTAGATAGCACCAACCAGGTTAATCTGTTTACCCGCGAGTGTCCGCAGGCGATGCTGTTTGGTACGCTGCTACAGGCTCAGGGCTACTTAAAGGCTATGGACAAGCTACCTATCTGGAAATCATACTACACAGACTCACTTGCTGCTCTTAAAAAAGAAGACAGCGCACGTCGGATCGACCGCAACGTTACGGTTCAGGAACCTTAAAATATGTCTACAACATTTACATCACCCTTTACTGGTACAGTTGTCCAACCAACGGACGTATCATACTACGCGCTATCGTTTAGCGACAACACACAGTTATACTGGCCTGCGGTTGTAAACCCGACACAGATACCCGCAGCTCGTATTATGGACTGCACACCATCGACTACTGGGCTAAAAATATTTTTACCTCAAGGTGACCAAGGCTCTGTTGGCTCAGATATCTTGTTTCGTAACTTTGGGTCTGTAGCCTTTACTGTTGTTAATTTTTCTGGGACATCCAGCGTTACTGTCAACCCCGGAGTATCAAAGTATTACTACCTATCTAGCAACACCACACAGGCCGGTATATGGCAAAATGTAACCTTTGGTACTGGTACCTCTTCTGCGGATGCGGCAACATTAGCCGGTAATGGACTTACCACAATCTCAGGTCAGCTTGCTACTACTGGTAACATTGTTGAGGTATCCTCAACACCTACAGTTAACGACGGAAGCCGCGCTGCTACATTTGTATGGACCGCCGGTAATGGAACAATCACATTACCAACCGCCTCTTCTTTATCTGGTGGGTGGTATATTAGCTTTAGAAATAATGGTAACGGTACGCTGGCGATTAACCCACAAGGTACATCACTAATAAATGGACTATCGGGCATCTCTGTAAACCCTGGCGACTCTGGATTTATTATCTTAGAGCAATCTACTGGTAACTTCTTTACCGTGGGATGGGCCGTTCCCGCAAACGTAACCTTCTCATCATCAACCTATGACGTAGATAGCATATCGGGTAGTACACTAAACTTAGTCTCGTATGCACCAATTATTCAGACATACGTCGCTCTGTCTGGTACAAGATCTACCACACTAAGCATTGTATTGCCTAACGTTACCCAGATCTATATCTTGGTAAACAACACCGCAGCGGGGGGATACAATCTATCATTTAATGTAACCGGAAGCTCTACACCTGCAGTGGTGTTGTCCGCCGGTCAGGTGGCCACCGTGTTAAGTGATGGTAATTCTTTATACTCACTTAACGTAACTACCACAGGTCTATTTTTAGCAAATAACGGCTCCGTAACAACACCATCATTTTCTTTTTCATCAGACGGCCATACCGGTATGTATCTAGTGGGTACTAGTACCTTAGGTTTTACAGCCAACTCAACACAGATGCTAAGAATTGATAACACCAACACAATGAGCCCACAAATATCTACACCGGCAACGTTTACCGCTGGATTAATTTCTGGCGGTGCGTTTTAATGGCTGATCAAATTGATCCGCAGTATAGTCAGATATATACCCTACTAACAAAAGCGGGTATTAAACGTGACGGTACAATGTTTGAATCTGAAGACTGCAGCGACGGTCTGTGGTGTCGTTTTCAGAGGGGTGTTGCCAAAAAGATGGGTGGGTATCGTCAGATATTTTCTACCTTTAGTGGCATTCTACGCGGTATGGTATCAAACGCATATAACGGTGTTAACTATATTTTTGCTGGCACATCAATTGGTTTAGATATATTTACTACCGGTACCACATACGGTATTGGTAGCGGACCGTACCAGGGGCAGTTTGTTCCTGGCTATGCACTGTTTAACCTAGCCTCTAACACTACTACACAGTTTGTAGTAACAAGCTCACCAGCGACTAGCTATATTGCCGCGTTTCCAGCTGGTCGTAAGTTTATTTTTAACAGTGACCCGACTACGGTATACACTGTCACAAGTTCATCTTACACATCACCAAACACGACTGTCATATTTAGCCCAGCGCTAGGCGCAGGTGTTACTAAGACAACGGTATCTTTATATGAGACCATGTTTCAGGCAGACGAGCGTAACCTGTGGCAGTTTGATCTACAGTACAATCCATTGGGTGGTGCGTTAGAGCTTATTGCTCACCCTGGTCTAAACTTAGACAACATAGACAACGGCGTGGCCTCACAGGTACAGGTTGGTAGTGTACTTCCAAACTCATCAGAGCAGTGGACCTTTACCGGATTAGCTGATACCTCAGGACAAAACCCAACATACAAACCTATTGCGGTAGACGGCGGTGTATGCGTATTGTACCCATATCTATTTGTATATGGATCAAACGGATATATCGCAAACAATCACGTAGACACAACCTACTCAGCGCAGTCATTATCTGACTGGAACGGGGCGACAGCCAACCAGGTCAATATGGCATCTAGTAAGATTGTTAAGGGTGTCCCAATGCGCGGCGGTACCAACTCCCCCGCAGGACTGTTCTGGGCAACCGACTCACTGATCCGTGTCTCGTTTACTGGCACAGCGCCCTATTACTGGCGCTATGATATTATTTCTAGCCAGATCTCAATCATGTCATCCTCGTCTGTTGTAGAGATGGACGGCGTGTACTACTGGCTTGGTGTTGACCGTTTCTATTTATACAACGGTGCAGTTAAGGTGTTGCCTAATGATAAAAACGTAAACTGGCTATTTGACAACCTTAACTATGAACAGCGTCAAAAAGTATGGGCCACAAAGGTACCTAAGTATAACGAGATCTGGTTCTTTTATCCTAGAGGCCAGGCCACCGAGTGTACTGACGCCATTATCTATAACGTAAAAGATCAAATATGGTACGACGCCGGGTCTGGTGTTGGTGCACAAAGATCTTGTGGTTACACCACAGAGATTTTTCCTACACCCATTTGGGCCGACTGGAATTATTCTGCAGTATACAGCCAACCGTTTACCATTGTCACACACCCAGCCAGCTTAGCCGCACCTGGCCCAAACCAATTTTATGTGGCGGGGGATGTAACACCCACATTTAGCCCCGGCGACTATCTATCTTTTTCAACTATACCACAAGACTATATATACCAGGTAACAACCAGCATATTTACCTTTAACTCTACAATTCATACACTATATCCAAACGGTGTTACACTAGTCACCTGTTCAGATAGTTTTGCTAGTGCCGCGTTACCCGGCGACTTGGTGTACTATATCAATGGTGGATATGCAATCTGGCAGCATGAGTTTGGCCTAAACCAGGTATCGTTCTCTAGTGAGACAGCGGTTCAGTCTAACTTTACAACAGCAGATATTAGTTGGGTCGGTGGAACACCAAGCGCAGACTCAACTACCGGAGTTAATCGTCGTATGCACCTTCGACGCGTTGAGCCGGACTTTGTACAGGGTGGTGAGATGACCATGACCGTACTAGGGCGTAAATTTGCTAGGGGGGATATCACAACCTCTGAGCCTTTTATGTTCTCACCAGAAACAGGTAAGATTGATATGCGTATTGAACACCGTGAGATGAAACTACAGTTTGAGTCAAATGTAATCGACGGCAACTATGAGATGGGTCGTATTTTGATTACCGCAGAGTATGGGGACGAACGACCTTAATGTCAGGGACACAACCATTCTTTCCATTTTTACCAGCATATAGCACCTGGGACGACTGGCTGGGTAACGTGGCGATATACTATAACCAGGAGCTTATACCCCTGGTAGACGAGCTAAACTGGAAAGAGGCAGCAAAAGATATTGTAGAGCTATCCACGTTTGCCTCATACCCGGTACCAAGACCAGAGCATTACGAACAGTGGGATCAGTGGGCCACAGACTTCACTGAGCAAATAAATGGCCCAAGTAGATAATTAGGGCGCAAACCCTTGATTTTTTGCATTAATATATGTAGAACAACCAAAAAGGAAATATCATGCATGGACAACAAACTATGAAGTATCTGAACGACAAAGCGGTGGCCGATGCAATTATGGCCAAGCACAGCAAAGAGCAACTAAGCTCACAGCAGTCTAAAGATTTTGCTGAGGCATTAGCTAAAAAAGCTGAAGAAAAAGTAGCAGCTTAAATCTTTGCCGCGAACGGGGGTCGCTCCCCTTCTCTACTCCCTTAGAGATAGCGGCACCAACTAGGACAGGGAGGTCCAAATGATTACGTTTCAAAAAGAAGCACCATCACCATTTGCGGATGAGGCGGTAGAGTTATTTAAAAATCATTATGAGGAGATAGCCGAGAGACAAGACGTCATCGAGCTAGATCCCGACATTAAAAAATATAACCAATTATATAATAGTAAAATCTTAGAGATACATACCGCAAGAGACGACGGTAAATTAATTGGTTATAGTTTATGGGTGGTTGTAAACCACATGCACTACAAAAAAAGTATCACAGCATCTTCAGATGTTCTTTATATTAGCCCAGAGTACCGACAAGGAATGCTGGGTTATAAGTTCATCAAATGGACGACTGAAGAAATTAAAAAACGTAACCCACAGCGCATACTATTCCACATGAAACCATTTTTGGATTATGGAAAGATAGTTGAAAGACTTGGTGGTCATTATTTTGAAAAAACATATTCGATAGTATTGGAATAATTATGGGTGTTACCGCTACGGTTGTTGGAGAGGTTGCTTTAGACGCGACAGTTGCCGAAGGTGTTGCGGCTGGTACGACTATTGCTGAAGGATTAGCAACAGGCGCTCTGACAGACATTGGCGGTGGCCTTGCGTTAGATGCAACCGGCGCGTTGATCGACACAGCAACTGGTTCTATGCTCACTGACGTTGGTGGTGGGGCATTCTTAAATGCTTCAACTGGCGCTCTTGTTGACGCCGCTGGTTCTGCACTTCCTGAGATTAGCTCTGGTGTGTTTCAAACAGCCGCCGGTGATTTAATAAGCGCAAGCGGTGAGGCTATGACTCAGCTAGGCGATGGCTCTTTACTTAATACCGTTACTGGTGACATCATTGACGCCACGGGTCAGTCTTTAGGTAACCTAACCTCAGAGGGACTACAGGCAACCGATCTTACCGGAAGCTCATTAGATCAGGCAACCGGAAATATTACCCAAACGTTTGACGACGGATCTACACTTACCACAGACTCCGCCGGTAATGTAATTAGCAACACACCAGCACCTGCAGATCCATTATCTTTACCAAGTGCCGCCGATGCACTTAAGTATGGTAACCTAGCAAAGACTGCATACAACAACTTATTGGCCCCAGCCACTAAGGCACTTGCTGGTAAGACAGGCTTTAATCCAACTGCTCCGGGTACTACCGGTGGACTACCAACAACTCAAACACAAACTCAAGCCCCTGCAACTACAACCTCAGGTCAACGGCATCTTACACCTGGATTATCATCTGGAAATGCAAACTATACCATAGGATCTGGAACAACCCCAGGGTTAGATCTTTATGGTACACCAACAAACACTGGAATTCAACAGGCACAGACACCGGCGCCAAACCCTGCAACACAAAGTTACGCTATGGGTGGTGATGTTCAAAGTAATGGTGCCTACCAACACAACCCATCATTCTTCAGTGAGGGTGGTATGGAGAACCGTTACGTTCAAGGTGAGGGTAATGGCACGTCTGATGACGTGGCCGCAATGTTGGCCGATGGCGAGTTTGTTATCCCAGCCGATGTAGTATCAAGACTAGGCAACGGCAGCAGCAACGCCGGGGCACATGTCCTAGATCAGTTTTTATCTGTCGTTAGAGAAGACAAAAATGATCACGACCCGCACGAACTACCACCAGACAGTAAAGGCCCGTTGGCCTATTTGGAACAAGCATTTAAAAAGGCGAAAGCATAATCATGGCAGGCTTAAGCAACCTAATAGCAAACACAACAACCGACGCAACTACGCTACCGTCATGGATGGACACAGCGCAGCAAAACGTTGTCAACCAGGCGACTATCGGTGCGGCTAGTGTACCTCAGCTACAAAACACTGCGGCGCAGGGCGCGATCAACCAGATTGGTGCAGCATCTAATCCGTTTACGCAGGCACAGACCTCGTTAGGACAGATCGCTAGTGGTGCCGCTAACCCATGGATCACAGACCCAACTACTGGTGCAGTAACTCCAAACACTAACACAGCAATGGGTGGTCTATTTCAGGCACAAAACCAACAGCTTGCTCAGCTTGCACCAAACATTATGGCTCCGGTTACAGCCGGTGGTACGGCTCAGGGACAGTTTGGAAGTCTTCGTACACAGACAGCAGCAGATAAGGCATTGGCCGATGCACAGGCTCAGCTATTTACTGCGCAGAACCAGGCGGCGCTAACAAATCAACAGACAGGCGTTCAAGCCGGTTCTGCAATGGGCAACGTAGCCAACCAGTATGGAACAACTGCCACTGGGTTAGCAAACTTACAACAGTCTGCACCAATGGCCGCGGCCTCTAACTTAGGCAAAACCATTAGTGGGTTAAATGTACCTACCACTGTAACTGGAACTACTCAGGTATCTCCACTAAATCAGATTATTGCTGCCGGAGGCGCACTACAGGGTGGTACTACAGGATTAAACGCGTTACTCAATCAAATTTCCCCAGGGGCATCTATCTCCAGTTTGCTCGGTAATTTGACCGGTGGTGGAAGTGGTATGACACAAACAGCATCTGGCGGTGTAACACCAGGAAGTTATAATTTAGCCGACGGTAGTACAATAAATGTAGACGCAATGGGTAATAAAACTATTACGGCACAAGACGGAACTGCTCAATATTTTGATCAATACGGAAACCCAACAAATAGTAGTTTTGCTACACAAAGTGCTCAAGATCTTCAAAATCAAAACATTATTCCTGATACAAGTGGAACTTCATTAAGCTCTGGTGCTAGTGATACATCAGCAATTGATAATGTTGATTACAGTGCGTTGACTGGATAATAAGAGATAAATATGGTAGATGAAATTCAAGGTGGTTTAAGTATACCGGTCAAAGAGACTACCAAAGGCGCGTTGGTGCCATCTGGTACTATGTCTTTGGGGCCAGAAGAAAATGCAAAGCTGTTGGCCAGTATGCAAAAGATTATTGACGAGCGA